GCTGCACTGCACTACGACTCGACGGCCGTAACCTGGGCGGGACGGGACGCGAATGGACGCATCGTGCTCCGCACGCGGATCTGGTCGGCACGACCGGACACTGCGCACCACGTCTTCGTTCCGGGCGGCCGGATCGACAACGAGCTCGCCGAGCTCTTCATCACGGACGATCTGGCGAAGCGGTACAGGGTGCGGGAGGTCGGCTACGACCCGCGGTTCTTCGACGTGCCGGCGGATCACATGTCTCGAGCGGGGCTGACTGTGGTCGAGATTCAGCAGCAGAGCTCGCATATGGCGGACGCCTATCAGGGGTTCTACTCGTCGGCGACGAGCGGGGAGCTGGCGCATGACGGTGACCCACACTTCGCCGCGCACGCGGATGCGTGTGCGGCGGTCGAGACGGAGCGCGGCTGGAAGCTGTACAAGCTGCGAGGCACGCACCCGTTCGACGCGATCGTCGCGGCGTCCATGGCGGTCTGGCGCTTGAAGGTGGGTAAGGCCGGGTCACCCGACATCCACTGGATGTAGCCCGGCGATAGGCGAGGCATGGCACGCAGGTTGGAAATTGCCGGCTCCGGCCGCTTGACGGTGACAACGAAGGCCGACGTCGATCGCGCGCGAGTGCGCGCCGAGTCGTTGGAGAATCCGAGCACCGATCTGGTCACGGCGCTCACCGATCTCGACGACGGCTTTGGCGTGCCGACCGCCTCGGGAATCAGCGTTACGCCGAAGACAGCCATGAGGCATGTCGGCGCGTACGCCTGTATCCGGATCCTGTCGGAGACGATCGGCTCGCTTCCGCTCCCGATCTACCGGACAGAGGGCCGTGGCCGCGTCAAGGATCGCGACGACTGGCGCTGGCCGATCCTCAACACGGAGCCGAATCCGGAGACGGGCGCGATGGAACTGGTCGAGCACCTGATCGGGTGGGCCAATCTCAGTGGCAAAGGCTGCGCCTATGTCGAGGTCGACAAGCGGAGCGGCCGCTACACGATCTGGCCGATCCCGGCCAACTGCGTAGAGCGGGCGCGCACCCCGAGCAAGCAGCTTGCTTACAAGATCCGCAACCCGGTCACGGGTAAGACTCAGCTGGTAGACCCGCTGTTCGTCATCGAGGTCCGGGCCTTCCTGGGCCTGTCGCCGATAGATCTCGCGCGGCAGGCTCTCGGTTCGGCACTGGCCGCTGACGAGTACGCAGGTCGTCTCTGGGCGAACGACGCGCGTCCCGGCGGTCTTATCGAGTGGCCGGACACGCTGACGGACGACGAGTTCAAGGAGTTCAAGGCACGGTGGGATGCCGGGCACCGCGGCGTGTCGAAGAGCCACCTGCTCGGGGTTCTGACTGGAGGCGCGAGGTGGCAGGACGTCGGTATAACGCCGGAGGCTGCACAGTTCCTCGAGACGCGGAAGTTCTCGGTCGTCGAGATGGCCCGGCTGTTCCGGGTGCCGCCCTACCTGGTCGCTGATCTTCAGCCTGGATCGGTCAGTTACGCGTCCGTCGAGCAGCAGTCAATCGATTTCGTCGTTCACTCGCTGCGGCCGTGGCTCGTGCGCATCGAGCAGGAACTGCGGCGCAAGCTGTTCAACACGACGGACGACGTCGCCGAGGGCCGCTATCCGCGGTTCTCGGTCGACGGTCTCTTGCGGGGTGACACGCGGTCGCGTTACGCGGCGTACGCGATCGGGATCCAGTGGGGCTGGCTGTCGCCGGCCGATGTGCGTGAGTTGGAGGACATGCCGGAGATTCCGAACCTTGACCGGTACATCGCGCCGGGCGCGGGTGCGAGCCCTGAGTCGCTGGCGAGGCTGCTGGACGATCGTCCGGTGCGGGGTGAGTTGGAGCTTGCTCACTCGAACGGTGACAGGTCGATAGGCGAGGACGTATGACCGAGAAGGCAAATGAGACCCAGTACTCGCACATCCTCCGTGCTGTAGCGGAGACGCCCTGGGCGATCCTGCCGTCGAAGTTCGCGGTGATCGCTGATTTGCTCGGCCGGCGGGCACGTGGTGACCGAGTCTCGCTCGAAGAGATCCAGGCCAGCATGGGCCAGGCACGCGATCCACGTCAGGCACTAGATGACCCGATGGTGGCAGTGCTGCCGCTTTTCGGGACGATCTTCCCTAGAGCGAACATGATGAGCGAGATGAGCGGAGGCACGTCGCTTGCGATGTGGATCCAGGATTTACGTGCCGCTGTGAACTCACCGATGGTCTCTTCCATCGTCATCGACGTCGATTCACCAGGAGGCTCGGTCGAGATGCTGCCGGAGGCCGCAGCTGAGATATACGCGGCGCGGGCGATCAAGCCCGTCATTGCGGTGGCTGACACTCTCGCTGCTAGCGCTGCCTACTGGCTCGCGTCGCAGGCCGAGGAGTTTGTTGTCTCGCCGTCGGCGTCGGTCGGGTCGATCGGCATCTTCGCCGCGCACGAGGACTTCTCAGAGCGCGATGCGAATGCCGGGGTCAAGACGACTCTGATCTCGGCGGGCAAGTACAAGACCGAGGGCAATCCCTTCGAGCCGCTCACGGATGAGGCGCGGGAGACGATGCAGGAGAGGGTCGACGACTACTACGAGATGTTCATCGCCGACGTCGCGCGCGGTCGCGGAGTGTCTGTCGAGAAGGTGCGCGCAGGCTTCGGCGAGGGCCGCCTGGTCTTGGCAGGCAAGGCCGTCACGATGGGTATGGCGGACAGGGTCGGCACGTTCGGCGAGGCACTTGGAAGCGCTGTCCGGGAAGCGTCCGTGACCGCGTCTGGCTTCCAAGTCCCGGTCGTTACCGGATCCGCTTCGGCTCCGGTCTGGGCCGACGGCACCGCGACTGGTGATGGCACCGGCGAGGCGCTGCCGCTGATCTCGGCCGCTCTGCTGGCTGAGGAAGAGATGCCGCCGCCGGAGGAGACCGAGGCACCGGTCGAAGATATTGTGCAGGAATTGGAAGAGGAGGAAGTGGTCGAGCCGGAGATGAGTCCGGAGGCCGCTCGCGCTAAGCATGTTCAGCGTCGGCACGCTCTTCGCCGCGCAGACCTCCGATAGGCGCTCGGATGACGGCATCTATCAGAAGGCGAGGCGAGGGCTATGCCTGACAAGGCAACCGAGTTCCTCCAGGATCGCGCCCGCCTCGTCAGCGAGCAGCGCGTCATGATCGATGCTGCCGAGGCCGAGGACCGGGACTTCACTGCAGAGGAGCAGGAGAAGTACGACAGGCTCGGCGACGAGGCGAAGAGCCTCATGAACCGAAGCTTGCGTGAGCAGAGCCAGCGGGCCGACGAGCTCGGCCTGGCGGATCCGTCCTTCGATCCGCGCGGCGTGCAAGACGACGACGCAGCGCTGACGGCCGAAGACCGGGTGTCCGCCTACGCGGACGTGTTCACGCGCTACATGAAGCACGGAGTCACCGAGATGAATCCTGACCAGATCAAGCTTCTCCGGTCTGGCTGGAACCCGATGGCCGCAGACCAGGCCGTCGGCACAGCTGGGCTCGGTGGCTATCTCGTGCCGACTGAGTTCCGTCGGCAACTGATCGAGTTTCTGACCTTGCAGAGCCCCATGCGGGCGATGCCGACCACGAAGATCGTCACGGCCAGCGGCAACCCGATGCTCATCCCCCGTGTCACGGACACGGGAGAGGCGTTCCTGGTCGGTGAGGCGCAGGCGGTCACCGCAGACGCGGTCGAGTTCGATCAGAAGCAGCTCAACGCCTGGAAGTACGCGCGGCTGGTCAAGGCGTCGACGGAGATCGTTGAGGACTCTGCCTTCGACTTGCCGGCCCTGCTTTCGCGGAAGATCGGAGGCTCGATCGGAGCGAAGGAGGGGCAGGCGTACATCAGTGGTAACGGGATAGCCGAGCCGGAGGGCGTCCTTACGGTGGCGACTCAGGGTGCTGACACCACGGGTCCGATCACTGTCGTGACGGACGATTTCCTCGACCTGTTCTTCTCGGTTGCAACCCCGTATCGCCGCAACGGTGTCTGGATGATCTCGGACACGGCGATGGGCGCGATCCGGAAGTTGAAGGACGGAGACGAGCGGTACATCCTCGACGTCGCCACCGGCGGCGGTGGGGTGAACGGCAGCCCGTCCGTCGATCTGCTTCTTGGCAAGCCGGTCTTCGAGACGCCTGACCTCGAGGACTTCGGTGTTGCCAACAAGAAGTTCGCGATGTTCGGCGACTTCTCCGCCTACTGGATCCGCGACGTCGGCTCCGCAGGGCCGACGGCGGATGAGACCGGCAGCGGCGACTTTCTTGTGCGGCGTCTGGACGAGCGGTACGCGGAGGTCGGACAGGTCGGCTTCATCGCTTTCCATCGCACGGACGGTGGGCTGATCGGGTCTCCGGACGCGATCAAGTACCTCCAGCACGCACCGTCCTAAACCAGCACAACCGCAACGGCAGAAGAGGGCGGCGTGAGCC